GGGGTGCGTTCCGTAACCCAGAAGACATGCGCCGTGCATGTCGCATACTACAACGTAGTTTGTGCAACATTTTGGACTATCAAGATTTTTTGAGTATTCAAAGCAAGTTGAGCAACGACGAAATTCAACCCTTAGGCATTGGTGTAACTAACCTTGCTTATTGGCATGCAAGAAGGGGAATAAAATATGGCGACAAAGACGCACTGGCAGAAGTTAAAGTTTGGATGGAGCATCAAGCCTTTTACCTTACAGAGGCCACGGTCGAAATGGCGAAAGAAAGAGGACGCTGCAAAGATTCCGATCACACCAGATACGGCAAGGGAGAGTTCCCTTGGGAAAGAAGAGCCAGAGGAGTAAACGAGCTCACTGACTTTGCACCAGAACTTGACTGGGAACCACTACGACAAGAAATGATATTACACGGTGTGCGGAATGCCACTCTAATGGCCATTGCACCCGTGGAGTCTAGTTCTGTAGTTATCAATTCAACCAATGGTATTGAAATGCCTATGAGTTTGATTTCTACTAAAGAAAGCAAGGCAGGATCATTCACACAGGTAGTTCCGGAATACAATAGATTGAAACACAAATATCAACTGATGTGGGAACAGAAAGACTGTGACGGTTATATTAAAACAGCAGCGGTCTTGGCAGCTTATGTTGATCAAAGTATCTCAACCAATACATTCTACAACCCAGCACACTTTGCGGATCGCAAAGTGCCCACCACATTGATTGCCAAGAACTTGATGCAGGCACATGTATGGGGATTGAAAACATTCTACTACAGCCTAATCAACAAGGCCGGTAGTAGACAAGAACAACGAACACCAGAAGTTCATTACAACGGATTCCACAACGAGCGTGAAATCATAGAAGAAGACGAAGACTGCGAGGCATGCAAACTATGAGCAAAGCACAATACAATTTAAACACAAAGACAGACTATCTAAATCGTAAGATGTTTCTGGATCCAGCAGGCCCGGTTACTATTCAACGATTTGAAGAAGTCAAGTATAAAAAGATAGCAGACTTTGAAGCAACAGCACGTGGCTTCTTCTGGCAACCAGAAGAGATCAGTCTCACTAAAGACTCAAACGATTTCAAGGATGCCAGTGATGCTGTCAAGCACATCTTTACTAGTAACCTGTTACGCCAAACAGCATTGGATAGTTTGCAAGGACGTGGACCAAGTCAAATCTTTATGCCGGTGATCAGCTTGCCTGAATTGGAAGCACTGGTGTACAATTGGACATTCTTTGAAACAAACATTCATTCAAAGAGTTACAGCCATATTATCCGTAACATCTACAACGTGCCCAAAGATGTGTTCAACACCATACATGATACCAAAGAAATTGTGGATATGGCATCAAGTGTTGGCAACTACTATGAAGCATTACACGTTATCAACTGTCGTAAACAATTAGGCGAAACAATTCCAGAAAAAGAATATATCCGAGCAATTTGGATGGCACTACATGCATCGTATGCTTTGGAAGCATTCCGCTTTATGGTTAGCTTTGCTACAAGCCTTGCAATGGTAGAGAACAAGATCTTCATGGGCAATGGCAACATCATCCAATTGATCCTACAAGACGAACTGTTACACAAAGGCTGGACAGCGTTCTTAATTAATCAAGTGGTCAAAGAAGACCATCGCTTTGTTGAAGTCAAAGCAGAATGTGAGTCTGAAGTATACGCATTGTATCTAGATGTCATACGTGAAGAAAAAGAATGGGCTGACTACTTGTTTAACAAAGGGCCAGTGATTGGATTGAATGCCAATATTTTAAAAGACTTTGTGGACTACACAGCAGTATCTGCACTTAAAGAAATTGGAATAAAATATCAGCAAGCTGCTCCGAGATCAACTCCAATTCCTTGGTTTAACAAACACGTTGATACTAGCAAAAAACAAACAGCTCTACAAGAAAGCGAAAGCACTAACTATGTAATCGGTGTGATGAGCGAAAATCTTGACTACGATGCATTACCTGCTATATAATATATGTTTAAAGCACAGTACAAACGCAACTCACCTTACGAAAGCTGGATCGTTATAGGAACTTATAACAGCGAGCAGGCAGCTATCAGTGCTGCTCTACAGTACAAACGTAAAGGTGTGTTGTTGGTTCGAGTCACGGACAAAAAAGGTGCTGTGATTTATTCAAATTAACAAAGGAAATATAATGACAGCTATCGTATGGAGCAAGTATAATTGCCCCTATTGTGATCAGGCCAAAGCCCTGCTAACACAAAGAGGTATTAAATACGAAGAACGTAAGATCGGAGATGGTTACAGCAAAGAAGAGCTTTTAGAAGCTGTTCCCAACGCAAGAACTGTGCCACAGATTTTCTTAGATGGAAATTTGATTGGCGGATTTACAGAACTTAAACAACATTTACAAGGATAAACATGTTAATCGACAAAGGCGTATCAGAAGGTGAAGTTATTACATTAAAACTAACCAGCGGCGAGGAAATTGTTGCTAAATTAGTTGAAGACGGTGCTGCATACTACAAACTAAAAAATCCACAAGTGATTGGCATGGGACCAAAAGGTCCAGGATTAATGCCCTATTTGTTTACTGTGAATCCTGACAAAGAAATCAAACTGTTAAAAACAACAGTAACAGTAGCAGAAGCCACAGACAAGTCATTTGCTGATCAATTTATCCAGTCAACCACCGGCATTGCACTGGCTTAAATACTAGTTTAGGAAAGTACTATGGCCAACGACAGTTCATTATTACCTACAACACCAACTGCTCCTGTAGCGGCAGTGCTCACCACCTCTTCTGCAGGTACAGGAGCAACTGCCAATAATGCAATTGCTTATGACTATAGTCCTCATTTAATTAGAATTGTAACAGCGTTAGAACAGGTGTCATTGAGTATGGCATTTATTGCTGATAAAATAGATAATGTGTCTGATAAATTAACCGATCTAGCGACTCAGTCATCTATTCAAAATTCAATACTATCATCGATGTATGCTGCTATAACTCCTGGGTCAACCACCATCGGAGCAATATTATCGGATATTGCTCAAGCATCTGAAGATGCCGCAAGAGCATCTGAAAATTCTGCACAATCGCTCACTGACATGTCTGTTGCCATAGCTCCTGGGTCAACCACCATCGGAACAATATTATCGGATATTGCTCAAGCATCTGAAGACACCGCAAGAGCATCTGAAAATTCTGCAGTATCCCTTGCAGGAATTTATGATCGATCCAAGGGTGCTGGCATACATATGAAAGGACCACAAGATTGGATTGGGTTAATTTCAACCTATAAATTATACCTTGAAAATGCAGGACCTGAGCAAGTCTCTTTTCCAGAATTTATAGATTATTTTAATAAAATAAAAGATTTACCTAAGGATTTCTAAAGGTGGCAACCCCAACAATTAATCCGGTAGTAGCAGATTCGTCAACCGCGGGCGGACACTATCTAGTACCACACAAACATAACTTTAATTCCATAGTAGGATTAAGGTTTGGTACCAATGGACGAGTTGAACCAGTCTATGATGCTGTTAATGTCTATGCCAACGGTGTTTTAATTGCACTATACGACGCTGCCAGCACAGGTGGAGCATCTGCACCGCCGGCAGTGCCTTTTGTTACTGTGACTTCAGCTGTGCAGAATGTGGAAGGTGATGATGACAACACTGCTGGTAAAGTAGAAGCAGACAGATTTCTAGCAGAAGGCAGAATTACTGCGGCACAATATAAGACATTGACTACTACTCCTACACCTAAGGGACCAGGAACACCTCCATCTCCTCCAGTTCCAGGCAGGCCTGTATCAGCAGTAACAGGCGATCTTACCTATGCCACAAAATTAACTCCTAACGGATTTACACTTGGCCAAGCGATAAAAAACGTCACATTTCCTCGAACTATTCCTCAGCTGGCAGATAATGTAAGAGGATTGCCTGTTCAAAATATTGTAAACAATCTGGCAGGATTAGCATTAAATATTCTTGAGCCTATCAAAGCAAAATATCCTAATATGTTGATCACCAATTCATATCGTCAAGGAAAAGGCCAGGCACAACATGGCACAGGTCAGGCAGCCGACCTTCAGTTTAGGGGTGTGCCAGCTCACAAATACTATGAGATAGCTGTTTGGATCGAAAAGAACATACCCTATGATCAATTATTGCTGGAATATCTAGTAAGGGATACTGTTTGGATACATATCAGTTACGCCATACCTGGATTACCGTACGGAGGACAATCAGTGAGAATCGGAAAACCTATCAATAAACTGGCTACGCTGAATGGTGCTGCCGGCGGCAAATTTACAGTAAACCTCCACGAAGACATCATCGTGGCCTCAGTACCTAACCGCGTGGTGGCATCATAACATGAAAAAACTATTTTGGAAAATACTAGGATTTCTAAGCCTTGGCATGGCCTATGTTGGAGTAATCACTCCCGGCATCCCCTACAGCATATTTGTTGTATTTGCCGCATACTGCTTTGCCAAGGGATCGCCAAAGATGCATGCCTGGTTATATAATCACAAACTGTTTGGCCCATTTCTTACCAATTGGGGTGAACGTAGGGTATTCCCAAACAAAATGAAATATTTCATGTTGGCCATGATGAGCAGTAGTTTGGCTATCATGTGGTTGACAAATGTACCCCATCGTGGTATACTATACACAGCAGCCTTTATGTGCTTGGTAGCAATTTGGGCCTGGAGATGGCCAGGTAGTGTCCAAGAATATGAAAAACGCATTGCAGAAGGTAAAAAGATTGGTTGGTTTAACAATCAATTCTAATCACACACACAGATAAACATTTTTAACACAAGGAAAAAAGTAAAATGGTAACAGGAAAAGTAAAATGGTTTAACGACGCCAAAGGTTTTGGATTCATTACTCCGG